GAGGAGGAAACTGCTGCTGAACAGCAGGCTGCTTATCGGGCCAGGGTCGACAGCGAAGCGGCAACGAGAGTGCGGCAAGTCCGGGCCGACATGCTTGCGGCCTGTGACTGGACTGTGCTGCCTGACAGCCCACTATCGGATGGCAAGAAGACAGAGTGGGAGCAGTACCGCCAGGGCCTGCGCGACATAACGAGCGCAGAAGGCTTTCCGCACAATGTGTCCTGGCCTTCTGAGCCCACATAACATGGCCCTAAAGGTTGCTAGTCCCTTGCCCCCGCTTATCTCATGACACTCACTCAAGTCACTACTGGCGGCGTCGATGAAAACATCAACATCGACAGCAACACTCTGAAGGTTGACGGCACCAACAACCGGGTTGGCATTGGCACTGCGTCGCCCGCTATGCCTTTGGACGTACGCGGAGCCGACACAAATGCTAACGGACTAGGAGATGTAAAAGGTCAACTTAGGGTCTTCAATGACACAACTGCTTTTGGTTCTTCGCCGCGAGCAGGAATTGTATTCTCAACAAAATATAGAACAAGTCCTGACATTCCACTGGACGGCGCTGCTATTTACGGCGGCAAAGAAAATAGCAGTGATGCAGATAAAAATTTCTTTCTTGCATTTGCGACCCGTGATGAAAGTCCAAATGAGGCTGTTGAGCGGATGCGTATCGCCAGCGATGGCGACGTGGGCATCGGCACTACGAGTCCCAGCTCAAAGCTGCACGTCAACGGGACGATTACAGATTCCATTGGCCCAATCAGGCGGCTTGGAATTACAAGTCACAATGCTTCTACTCTCACCCTGGCTGCAACGCACGCAGGCAACTTAATTAGAGAGGCGACTAACAGCGCGAACATAACGCTGCCATCAGGCGTGTTTTCTGCTGGCGACATGATTACTATCTTCAACGTCTCAAGCGGGGACAACACTATTACTCAAGGGTCAGGCGTCACTTTGTATAACACTGCTGACGCTGCTACTGGCAACAGGACATTGGCAGCTAAAGGTGTTTGCACTATTGCCTGCACCGATACTAACGAGTTTATTATTTCTGGTTCGGGGTTGAGCTAATGATGCAACAAATGCTGGTCGGATTAGGCGCTGCTGGCAACAGTTATTGGCTTGTAGATGCAGGCACAAACAGTAATGACTTTCCTAAGGGCCTAAATCTAGACAGTTCAGGCAACATATACATCAGCGGTTATACCTTTATTGGCAGCGCTAATGATGCTTTTGTCGCAAAATACGATAATGACGGGGCGCTTCAATGGGCAAGAAGCATAGGCGATGCGTCGACTGATCATGATCATGGATGGGGGAATGCCGTTGATTCCTCAGGCAATGTCTATGTTGTTGGATTTACCACCGAAGGTGTTAGCAACCGAGCTATTTGGCTTTTCAAATACAACACTTCAGGCACACTTCAATGGCAAAGATTCTTAGGCGGAACTACTGATGACCGCGGGTATGGCGTAGATGTAGATAGTTCAGGCAATGTTTATATCGCTGGATGGGGTAATAACGGGCCCTTGATAGCCAAATACAACAGCTCAGGCACCGTGCAATGGCAAAGAACTTTAACGGGAAGCGGCAATGAAAGGGGATATGGCGTGGCTGTAGATAGCTCTGGCAATGCTTACTTTTTGGGCAGAACTAACAGCCAAGGCCAAGGCGGCAATGATTTTTTAATCGCTAAATACAACACCTCAGGAACTATTCAGTGGCAAAGAATCCTTGGAAATGCCGATGCTGAGTTTGTGCTAACAGGCATAGCCTTGGACAGTTCAGGCAACCCTCATTTCATCGGATATACAGAAGTTGTTGTTAGTGGTAATGGTCAATATGACATTTTAGTCGCTAAATATAACACTTCAGGAACTCTCCAATGGCAGAGAACATTGGGCGGAACTTCGACTCAAGATTTTGGAGAAGAAATAGCTATCGACTCTTCTGGCAATGTTTATATTTGCGCACGCACTGATGCTGGTCCTGGCGATAATAGTATGCTAATTGCTAAATACAATAGTTCAGGAGCGATTCAATGGCAAAGAACTTGGTCAGGAAGCGGCACTGAAAACGTATATAACATACAAGTAGATGACTCAAACAACATTTATGTTTTGGGCTACACCAGATATACAGTTACAGGTCTAGGCGGCTACGACATTCAGCTTCTTAAGCTGCCTGACGATGGTTCACTTACCGGAACATACGGTTCATATACATACGCTGCAAGTTCTCTTACGGATGCTGCCGGCACTTTGACCTCTGCCACGTCAACGTTAACTGACGCTGCTTTAAGCCTCTCTACGTCCACTCCGACGATGAGTTCCTCTACGCTTAGCCTAACTTCGTCCGTCACTACTCTGTAGCGCCATAGCTTTGACCCTGCAAAATTAGTCAGCTTGTAATAAGGTTTGCGTGTTTTCTTCCAATAAGCATGAAACGTCTTTTGATTGCTGCTTCTGTCGCCGCCACGGCACTTGCATTGGGCGCCCCGTCTGCGAAGGCAGAAGGGAACTTCTACGCGAACCCCGAGTTCGTGACCGGCTTCTCGGGCAGCACGTCGACAGGCAGCAGCCTTGACCTGCACGTCGGCTACGAGCAAGGACCTTTCTTTATTCAGCTTGGCCCTGCGCTGACCAACAACACCACTGACACTGAGTGGGGCTGGACTGGCAAGGCTGGCGCTGCTGGTCAAGTCGACGAAAACACCAGCGTGTATGCAGAAGTTGGCGCTGGCAAATTCAGCGACGTCGACATGTCTACCTACGTCAAAATGGGTGGCAAGCTAAAGCTCTGATTTGAGCTATAACTTGAGCACCCCCTCGGGGGTCTCCTCACACGAGAGAAGGGCCCCGCGACACCACCGGGGCTTTTCTGCTTTTTACCCATGCAAAAGGTTTTTAATTTGCTTGGCACTGTGGGGTTTATTGTCTCGACTGGGACGCTGGCCATCGGCACTGCCGGCTACATGCAGCTGCCATCTCTAGCCAACAAATACATCAGCGAGTTGAAGCTAGAGCTGGTGCAGTCAATGGCAGAGATGATGCCTGTGCAGATTGACAAGGCCTTGCCTCAGGCGCCGACCGGCGTTGGCCCTGCTGTACCGATCATTCCGTAGTGCCGCAAATACCAGAGCTGACGGTTGGCGAGGTTGGTGTGCCGCGCATCATTGCGCCGCATGTCATCCCGCCACCGTCGCTTCCAGTTGCACCGCCTGTCACATCAGCCACCTGGCCTGTGATTGACATGCCGGGGTGCGTGCGTGCCCGCATCAACTCAGGCAGTGGCAGTGATGCGTTCACGGCTGACCCAAAGGGCAACGTAACTCTGTGCCAGGGCAACGTCCCTACGTTTGAGGCGCTTGACTATCGGCCTCGTGAATTCACATGGGTGCAACCACCAGCAGCGCCCATAAAAAAACCGGAGGTGGCTAGCCCTCCGGCACAACCCACTCTTCCGATTGAGTCAGGGCCTTGGCTCCCCGACACACCCAATGTGCCAAAAGAAACGCCATGCCCGCCATATGGTGCTGATCCCTTAGGCAGTTGGAACAAAATCGGTACGAAGGTACTGGCTGGCTATGAATTAGTAGAGGGTGAGTGCGTAAAGATCTGGGATCCTGCGCCCATTGGCCAGGTCATTGGCAACTACATCCCTGATGCAGGGCCCACAATCAGCGTCGCACTGACTGCGGCTCTGGCTACTACTGCCGCTATCTTCAGCAAACCACTGGCGTCCATCTTGCAAAAGCTGGCCAAGCCTGTGACCAAGAAGGTGGTGAAGAAACTGCTGCTTAAAAAGGAGAAACCGGTATCGGTGCGGGAGCGGATCCTGGCGCAACGAGATCGGAATCGCGCACTGATGGCTTTACGTCGGATGGTGGGTAAATAAACCTATGCGTGTGCTGCTCCACAGGTATGGGCTTGAGTACGACGTCAGCACAGATCGCACGGAACGGGCTGGTTTCACTGAAGCCATAGCCCTCACGCAGGGCGGTCGAGCATGCCTTGAGTCGCGCAACCTCGTAGTTCAACCGCTTGTCAGCTAGCGCCTGCTCGTACAGCTGGACCTGACGGCGGGCTGCTTGCTTGCACAGCTCGATGGGCTCACGGCCCAGGGGGATGCTGATGGTGGCAGTGATACCACCGTTGATACTGAAGTTTGACTTCTGTGCCGTGCGTATCGGCTTGTAGAACAACACTCGGCCCGGGGAATCAGGAATTCCATCGGGTCCATTCAGCCCAGTCTCAGGATCAATAAGCCCGAAGTTGTCGCTGTTGTCATAGATAGGTTCGTTGTACGTCTCTTCCCATGGCTGTGCCCAGCTGTTAGTTGTTGATAAAAATGGAGATATGTTTAGTGTTGGTCCATCACATGTAATACCTGACCCATAGTGATATTTATGTTGCGCACTAGGTGTTACTTGCACGGCCTGATTAACCACTGAGCCGCTACTATTTGAGATTGGACTTGCTGTTGCATTTACCTGCGCATTTACCTGCGCTGGATATAACAAAAGAAACAAGCTAGCGGCTATGCGTTTCATTGGCTAAATGTGCTGGTGGAATCAACGATGGTTTCGCTGTTGGTTTCACGCTGGATAATCGTGACGGACTCAAGCCCAGGCGCCGTGTACGTTTCCGCGAATTGGAACGCACCGCCGGGTGTGGCCAGCGACCAGGTCGGACGTGTCGACATGTCCAGCCCCAGCTGGCTGGTGCCAGCACCCTGGATGATGACAGTCTGCCGTGTTGTGCCAGTTGGATTGACTGGGCCTGACGCATTAAGGCCTACGCCTGCCGCAGAGTATTCGTAGCCAGTGCGATACGAGTGGCTGGTGATTGTTTCCAGCACCTTGGTCTTTGATTCTGTTCTGCTGGACAAAACCCCGCTTGTGAAATTTGGAACCACGGGTATGGCTAATGCTGGTGCAGGTGCCAGCAACAAAAGCAGAAAGACCGCACGCATCTACTTCGTCGTCAGCTCCACAATTGTCTGGCCTAATGCACTCGTGCCTGCTGCACCTGGGGTAATTGTCAGAACACCCGAGGTCGACAGCGTCCCCGCCAACCCAGTGTTGGTGCCGGCGGCCGTGCTCGTCACATCTGAGAAATTAGGAATTGCACCGACTGATGCTGCTGAATCAGGCACAGCATCGCCTTGGTAATAGGTTTGCGAGAACGTAAAGGCGTTGCCACTGGTCGCCTGCGTGGCGCTAGGTAATGTGATTGCGTTAACGCCG